CATTATTCCAGCCTGTTGCTTACGGCATCTGCTCCAAGGACAGTAATTCCATGAAATCTGCAAATCCAAACAGTGGATTTTATGAAGCAGATACAAGCAGAACCATTGATGGCAATGGTGGGAATCCCGGCTGCAACCAAGGCTGCATTGCTGTGATTGAAGGCAATGGCACTCGTCCTTCTCATAAGGGTGATGGATATAAGGAATCAGATGTCATGTACACATTAAATGCAACGGAGCAACACGCAGTGGCATTTGCAGATATTCATGCGACACTTTCTGCCAACGATGGTCCAAAGGGACCGTCTTCTCAGATGATGGGAAATCCTCATGAAAATTTTGTAGGAGAGCCTGCATATGGTATTGGCAGACCCGCAATGAACCAAGGCTATAATGCAAAGTTCAGTTTCCAGATTGAAGAGGAAGTAGAACCGACTATTGTGGCAGCAGGAGCAAGTGGAGTAGCTCATCCGGTGTGTAGTTCATCCAAGGCATCATTTTTTACATCCGCTGAAGAAGAAATGGCAAATACACTCGTTGCCACAGATTACAAGGATCCACCTATCGTTAATGAACCGAGATATATTGTGAGAAGACTTACTCCTACGGAATGTGCAAGACTGCAGGGATTTCCGGATTGGTGGTGTGATGAGCTTGGAACAGAGAATCCTACCGATGAGGATATTTCTATATGGAGAGAAATCTTTCAGACACACACTGATGCACTTGGAAAGAAAACAAAGCCGAAGACAGATAATCAAATCAGAAAATGGCTTAAGAACCCACATTCAGACTCAGCGGAGTATAAGATGTGGGGCAATGGTGTAGCACTTCCTAATGTGGTGTTCGTGCTTTCCGGAATAGCATATTATGCACAAAATCATGATGGATAAATCGGTTCATATTTACTCAGATATTTACAGATATGACTTGCTATTTATGTGATTCAGAGTGATATATGTAGTACCGAAAAATAAAGGAGGTACTCATAAATGAGAGTAGAATTTAACCGAACCGGAGCAGAGAGAAAAGCACTGGTTACAGCAATTGGAGAAATCCTCGGAACAAAGCCAAAGTACAAGGGGATGCCAACAGCTGCTTATGATTTTGGTGGATTGATTATCGACAAAAACGGTGATGCAGTGTTCGAGGAGAACATCTTTCCAAAGGATATCGAAGACCTTCTTCAGCAACTTGCCGACAGAGGCTTTGCTTACGAAAGCAAGGAAGTATCCGAAGACCCGGAAGAAATGCCACAGGGCGAAGATGCGGGGCTTACAGTGGCAATTCCCATTGAGAATGTTGGAGTTTGTAACCTTACAAATTTACTTGATGCAAAAGGAGAGTTAATCAAAAAAGCGTTAGGAGTGGATGACATTCGAATTGAAATTGATGAGGAAAAAGTTTCATTTCCTTGGTTTTCCGAACTCCCGGATGCAGAAACCTGTCAAGCTTACCAGAATTTCATTGCAGCACTCTGCAAGATGAGTAAAGAACAGAAACGCATCAACTCAACAGAAAAGAAAGTCAGCAATGAGAAATACGCATTCAGATGTTTCCTTTTAAGACTTGGGTTTATCGGTGAGGAATACAAAGCCGACAGAAAGATTCTGCTAAAGAATCTCAGTGGCTCATCTGCTTTCAAAAATGTAGCAAAGAAGGAGGTGTCAGACGATGAGATTTCCAAGTAAAGAGATTGTGGAAAGGGTACGCAGACAGTATCCTATCGGATGCAGAGTAGAACTTGTGAGAATGGACGATTTGCAGGCACCACCGATTGGAACGAAAGGCACGGTCATGGGTGTGGATGATACAGCAAGCATTATGGTTGCTTGGGATAATGGTTCCGGATTAAATGTAGTATATGGAGAGGACAGTTGCAGAAAACTGGACAGCGTAAAGGTGACTTGCTACGGAAGTACTGAAACTTGGGACAGCAGAAAAGATGCGATGGAATTTTACCTTCGAGCAATGGCATCATCCGAAGGCAGTGAACAAAGCAGATACACAAAGGTGTATACAGAACTTGCAATGGGACTGCCGGATTGTACAGACGAGGAGTAAGATTATGGATGAGAAGATAAAAGAACAGATTTTATATATCAGAGTCTCAGGTCTTACCAATATGTTTGATGTAACGATGGTTCAGAGGCTTGCCAATGAATATGGTTTCTACGAACTTGTGATTTTCCTAGAGGAAAATCGAGCAGATTATGTCCATTTCATCCTTTATGGAGAGACATAAAATACACAGTTATCTACTGAAATAATTGTTACATTTATGCCAGTAATTAACTTGCTATTATGTGCTTTTAGAGTGATATATAGTGTACCGAAAGGAAAAGAAAACACTTAGGAGGACATCACAATGAAGGAAATCAGAACATTTGAAAAGGCAATCGAAGAGAAGGCAAGAAACCTTAAGGACACAGGAATCAATCCTACACTTTTCTGGGCATACAGAACTTCCAAAGAAGAATCTGGCAACGACCTTATTGATTTTAACGAGGTCATTTGGGATTACGACATCAAAGAGATTGCAGACTGCTTAAGAGCAGAAGGCATTACAGAGTTTACCATCAGTTCAACATTTTCAAGCCTTATCGAAACCCTCGCAGCATTTGAGAAAGAAGGCATTTGCATGAACGGACTTACAACAGTCAACGCAAGACACACCGACTGGAAGACTGGAGAGCATGCAAGAATTCCAGCAATCAAGATGGAGGTGAGATAAGCATGTGGTCAGAAGGAACAATCGGAATTCCTAAGAAGGATGGCGGATACAAGAACGTAAAATACTGGGTGAAACATTTTGAAGAACCCAGCGAGGATTACGGCATCAACGGCGGTAAGATTTCCAAACTGAGCCTTAAGATGGATGGAGAATGGATTGTCAACTACGACAGAGGATGGGATATTGAGCCGACCTGCGAAGAGGCGGAACTTGCTCTTTGCATCCTTTTAAATGATTTTAACTAGACTGAATAACGAAATGTTATCGGGAACGGAAGCTGAAAGGCTTCTGTATCTCGTATAGAAATATTTATTGGTGTCACCGATGATGGTGGCTATTTTTATTTGTGGAGGTGATGGCAAATGAGAAAACTGAAAAAGTATAAACCAACGAAGCTTATGGCGAAGTCTTCTCATTACGATGAGCAAATGGCAGATTATGCTGTTAGCTTTATTGAGGAACTATGCCATACCAAAGGAACATGGGCGGGAAAGAAATTTGAGCTGATTGATTGGCAGGAACAGATCATAAGAGATTTATTCGGCGTGTTAAAACCTAACGGATACAGACAGTTCAACACGGCATATATCGAGATCCCCAAGAAACAAGGAAAATCGGAACTTGCAGCTGCCGTTGCACTTCTTCTTTTATGTGGTGATGGAGAAGAAAGAGCGGAAGTGTACGGATGTGCAGCAGACAGAAATCAAGCAAAAATCGTATTTGATGTAGCTGTTGATATGGTGAGGTTTTCTCCGGCACTGATGAAAAGAGTGAAGATTTTGGAGTCGCAGAAGAAACTGATATATAAGCCAACGAACAGCTTTTATCAAGTTTTATCAGCGGATGTTGCCAATAAACACGGCTTTAATACGCACGGAGTAATCTTTGATGAGCTTCATACGCAGCCGAACCGAAAACTCTATGACGTAATGACACAAGGAAGTGGTGACGCAAGAATGCAGCCACTGTACTTTCTGATCACCACAGCCGGAAATGATACCAATTCCATTTGCTATGAGATACATCAGAAAGCGCTGGATATTCAGGCGGAAAGAAAGGTTGATTCGACATTTTACTCTGTTATCTATGGCGCAGATGAATCAGAAGATTGGACAGACCCTAAAGTATGGAAAAAGGCAAATCCATCACTTGGCATTACCGTTGCTATAGAAAAAGTAAAAGCTGCCTGTGACTCCGCAAAGCAGAATCCTGGAGAAGAAAACTCCTTCAGACAGCTGAGACTGAATCAGTGGGTAAAACAATCGATACGATGGATGCCAATGGAAAAATGGGATGCCTGTAACTTTAAGGTCGATGAAGATGAACTGGAAGGACGTGTTTGCTACGGAGGTTTGGATCTTTCATCTACAACGGATATCACGGCATTCGTACTTGTGTTCCCACCGCTTGATGAGGATGACAAATATGTCGTTCTTCCTTATTTCTGGGTGCCGGAAGACACCCTTGACCTTCGAGTGCGAAGAGACCATGTTCCATATGATCTTTGGGAACGAAAAGGCTATCTGCAGACTACGGAAGGAAATGTTGTTCACTATGGATACATCGAGAATTTCATAGAAAGTCTTGGTGAGAGATTCAACATTAGAGAGATTGCCTTTGACCGTTGGGGAGCAGTACAGATGGTTCAGAATTTGGAAGGCATGGGATTTACCGTTGTGCCTTTCGGACAGGGATTCAAGGATATGAGTCCACCAACCAAGGAACTGATGAAGCTTGTACTTGAGCAAAGAATCGCACACGGTGGTCATCCGGTTTTAAGGTGGAATATGGATAACATCTTTATCCGTACTGACCCTGCAGGTAACATCAAGGCAGATAAGGAAAAATCAACTGAAAAGATTGACGGTGCCATTGCAACAATCATGGCACTTGACAGAGCAATCAGATGTGGTAATGAAGTGACTGAATCGGTCTACGATACACGAGGCTTATTAGTCTTTTAATTTGGAAAGGTAAGGTGACTAGAATGGGAATTCTAAAAGGCTTGTTTAGGACAAGAGATGCTCCCACAAACAGAACAAGTGGCAGTGCATATAGCTTTTTTATGGGCAATAGCACGAGTGGAAAAAGAGTAAATGAACGCTCTGCCATGCAGATGACTGCCGTTTACAGTTGTGTCCGTATCTTGTCAGAAGCAGTGGCAAGCCTGCCATTACATTTTTATAAATATGATGAGAACGGAAGTAAGGTAAAAGCTACAGAGCATCCACTTTATATATTGCTCCATGATGAGCCGAATCCTGAAATGACAAGCTTTGTTTTTAGGGAAACCCTTATGACGCATCTTCTGTTGTGGGGAAATGCCTACGCACAGATTATCAGGAATGGCAAGGGAGAGATTATCGCACTGTATCCGCTCATGCCGGACAGGATGAAAGTGGACAGAGATGAACACGGACGTCTTTATTATGAGTACCAGGTAAATTCAGATGATGCCCCAACCAATAAAGGATCTTCTGTTAAGCTTGCTCCTGATGAGGTCATGCATATTCCGGGACTTGGCTTTGACGGTCTTGTAGGTTACTCGCCTATTGCAATGGCCAAGAATGCTATCGGTCTTGCAATTGCAGCTGAAGAGTATGGCAGTAAGTTTTATGCCAATGGTGCTGCACCAAGTGGAGTGCTTGAACATCCGGGAACATTAAAAGACCCATCAAAGGTAAGGGACAGCTGGTCACAGACTTTTGGTGGTAGTGCAAATTCGCATAAGGTGGCTGTTTTGGAAGAAGGAATGAAGTACACACCGATTTCCATTTCTCCGAACGAAGCACAGTTTTTAGAAACAAGAAAATTTCAGATAGATGAGATTGCTCGAATTTTCAGAGTGCCTCCACATATGGTAGGAGACCTTGAGAAGTCGAGCTTTTCTAATATTGAGCAGCAGTCACTTGAATTTGTGAAATACACTCTTGATCCCTGGGTTTCAAGGTGGGAGCAGAATATGGCTCGTTCTCTGTTAACAGCAGAGGAAAAACAGCATTATTTTATAAAGTTTAATGTAGACGGACTTTTGCGTGGAGATTATCAGAGTCGAATGAACGGTTATGCCACTGCAAGACAGAATGGTTGGATGTCTGCCAATGACATAAGGGAACTTGAGAATCTCGACAGGATTCCTGCCGAACTCGGTGGTGACCTTTATCTTATCAACGGCAATATGACTAAGCTTGAAGATGCAGGTATCTTTGCTGCAAGCCCGGATACATCAGACGGAGAGGAGAAAGCGAATGAAGAACAAGAAGTTCTGGAACTGGAAGAGCCGAAAGACTCTGAACCAGGCAAACGAAGAAGTCGCAGAGCGAGTCCTTGAGTTGCACGGCACAATTGCTGAAGAGAGCTGGTTTGATGATGATGTCACACCACAGATTTTCAAGGATGAATTAAATGCCGGAAGTGGAGATATTACCGTATGGATCAATTCTCCGGGTGGTGACTGTGTGGCTGCGGCTCAGATCTACAATATGCTCACACAGTATAAAGGAAATGTCACAGTAAAGATTGACGGTATTGCAGCATCGGCAGCATCGGTCATTGCAATGGCTGGAAATATGGTACTTATGTCCCCTGTTTCAATGATGATGATTCATAATCCTGCAACCGTAGCATTTGGTGACCATGCAGAAATGCAAAAAGCAATCGATATGCTTGCAGAAGTGAAAGAGTCCATCATCAATGCCTATGTGATTAAGACTGGTCTTTCAAGGTCGAAACTTAGTCACTTGATGGATGCCGAAACCTGGATGGATGCAAATAAGGCCGTTGAACTTGGCTTTGCTGATGACATCGTTACAAGAGCAGAAACAAAACCGAATACTGATCCCGAAGAAGAGGATGAAGATGATGAAAGCACCAAAGAGAAGGAAAAGAAACCTTCCGATTCGATGCTTTTTTCACGCAAGGCGATAAACAACGCTCTTATGAACAAGCTGGAAAAACACTATGTCCAGTCTAAAGAAATCGTAACAAAGCAGGCAGAGATTTCTGTATCTACAAACAAAGGCACTTCTGCAAAAGAGATTAAGGAGCGTCTGGACTTTATTAAGAAATTCATTTAAGGAGGAATTCTATTATGACTATTAAGGATTTAATCGAAAAAAGAGCAAAAGTGTGGGAAACTGCAAAGAACTTTGTGGAAACTCACGAAGACAAGAATGGTGTGCTTTCTGATGAGGATACAGCAACCTACAACAAGATGGAGAAGGAAATCGAGGATTTGACAGCTGCCATCGACCGTCAGCAGAGAGCAGAACGCAGAGAAGCAGAACTTGCAAAGCCTGTTAATTCTCCGATTACCGGTAAGCCTTTTATGGGTGATGCCAAGGAAGTAAAGAAGGGTCGTGCTTCTGATACTTATAAGGATGCGATGCTTTCTGCAATGCGTTCTAATTTCCGTAATGTAAGCAATGTACTTCAGGAAGGTGTAGATGCCGATGGTGGTTACCTTGTACCGGAAGAGTACGACCGCAGACTTATTGATGTGCTTGATGGTGAGAACATCATGCGCAGCCTTGCTACAAAGATTACTACTGCAGGTCAGCACAAAATCAACATTGCAGCTACCAAGCCTGCAGCAGCATGGATTGAGGAAGGTGGAGCATTATCTTTTGGTGATGCAACATTCGATCAGATCTATCTTGATGCCTACAAGCTTCATGTAGCAATCAAGGTTACTGAAGAGTTGCTATATGACAATGCCTTCGGTCTTGAAAACTACATCATCACTCAGTTCGGTAAGGCTTTAGCAAATGCTGAAGAGGATGCCTTTCTTAACGGAGATGGTAAGGGCAAGCCGACTGGCATTTTTGCTAAGACTGGTGGCGGTCAGATTGCTGGAACACTTACAGCTGCAATCAAGTCCGATGACCTTATCGACCTTGTGTATGGACTCAAGAGACCTTATCGTAAGAAAGCTTCTTTCATCATGAATGATGCAACACTTGCTTCTCTTAGAAAGCTTAAGGATAACAACGGAGCATATATCTGGCAGCCTTCATACAAGGAAGGAGAACCGGACAGAGTGCTTGGCTATGCTGTTCACACTTCTGCTTTTGCACCTACAAATGCGATTGCATTCGGTGATTACAGCTACTACAACATCGGTGACCGTGGTTCTCGTTCTTTTGCAGAACTTCGTGAACTTTTCGCTGGTAACGGCATGGTTGGTTATGTAGCCAAGGAAAGAGTTGATGGTAAGCTTATCCTTCCTGAAGCGGTTAAGATTTTAAAACTTAAGGAAGAAACACAGGCGGCAGCTAAATAAAACTTAAAACAATAATGTGTGACACTTTATGACGGCTATTTACTATCCTTTTCTAAAGGGATAAAAAATTAAGCCTATATATAGATATAGGGAATGCCAGTCATAAGGTGTCACAGTCTTTTTCAGAGGTGGTGATAGATATGATTGTAAATCTTGATGAGATGAAGGGTTACCTTCGAGTGGACTTTGATGACGATGATGCACTTATCGAAAATTTTGTAACAACCGGGCAGAATCTCTGTGCAGATATAGCCAGGTTATCCGTGGATGAACTTGGTGCGATTCCATCATCTAAGATTGCTGTCATGTACGCAGTTGCCTATCTGTATGAACACAGAGAAGATGCAGACCATCATCAGCTGACCATTTCACTTCGCTCCCTGCTTGAAGGGGTAAGAAGGAGTGTGTTCTGATGGATATTGCTCTTTTGAATGTGAAGATTACCGTGCAGAAGAATGAAACTGTTGTAGATGCCATCGGCAATCATAAGAATACCTGGACTGACTATCACACCTGCTTTGCAACGGTAAGTGGCGAAGGCGGTTCTGAAAAGAGTGTGGCAGGTCTTATTGTAGATGATTCGGATATTTCGTTTACGGTCAGATACTGTAAGGCTTTTGCAGACCTTGATGTTACAAAACACAGAGTTATATTTGAAGGCTCCCTTTATAACATCGTTTCTATCGACCACATGAACTATAAGAAGAAATGCTTAAAACTGAAATGTGAAAAAGTGAGGAGATAGTGATGGCAAATGTAAAGATTGATAACCTTGCAGATGAAATCATGAACGGTCTCAAGGAGTATGCAGATCTGGCTACAGATGATTTAAAGAAGTCTGTACGGAAGGCAGGAAATACAGTAAGAAAAGATATTGCTGCATCTGCTCCAAAGGATACGGGAGCCTATGCGAAGAGCTGGTCAGTCAAGAAAACGAAGGAAACTTCAAATTCACTTGAACTGACAGTACACTCCAAGAACCGATATCAGCTTGCCCACCTTCTTGAACACGGTCATGCAAAACGTGGCGGTGGAAGAGTGGCTGCAAGACCTCACATTGCCCAGGCAGAAGAGAATGCGATTGAAACATTGGAAACAGAAATTGCAAGAGCACTTGGAGGTATGTGATGGAAGAACTGTTACAGATTATTAAAGAAATGGGGATTCCCTTTGCATATGACCATTTTGCAGAGGGAGAAAGTCCAGATCCACCGTTTATCTGCTATCTCTTGCCCGGCAGTGATAACTTTGCAGCTGACGGAAGAGTGTATTTGAAGGTAAACGAAGTTCATATAGAACTGTATACCGATTTGAAGGACTTGTCGGTAGAACAGAAAGTTGAATCCGTGCTTGACAGTCACGGCATTTTTTATGACCGTTTGGAAACATGGATTGAGAGTGAAAAGATGTATGAAGTCCTGTATTCATTTGAAATGGAGGCTTAGATTATGGCGAATAAAGTAAAATACAACCTTAAAAACGTCCATGCAGCAAAGCTGACAAGGACAGAGGATGGTGGCTATTCCTATGAAACACCAAGATCAATTCCCGGTGCAGTAAGTATTAGCTTGGATGCAGAAGGTGATACTTCTCCGTTTTATGCGGATGGTATCGTGTATTTCCGTTCTGTATCTAACAACGGTTATAGCGGAGATTTAGAGATTGCCCTTATTCCGGAATGGTTTAGAACTGACATCCTTAAGGAGGAACTTGACAAGAATGGTGTTCTTGTGGAGAACTCAAATATTACAGAGACAGAGAAGTTTGCACTTCTGTTTGAGTTTGACGGAGATGTGAAGTGCATCCGTCACGTTCTGTATAACTGCTCGGCATCCCGTCCGTCTATTGAATCGGAAACCAAAGAGGATACGATTGAACCGGGAACAGAAACATTATCTCTTACAGCAGATCCAAGAGAAGATGGTCTTGTTAAATCAAGAACCGGAGATACCACTACGGATGCGACCTATAGCGATTGGTACAAGGCAGTATATGTTCCTGTTGCGAAGATAGCACAAGCTGTAAATGGAGGTAAATAATCATGCTGAAGAAAGTTATTAAAATTGGGGATAAAGATGTGGTATTTCGTTCCTCTGCCACTGTTCCAAGATTATATCGTGCAAAGTTCAAACGAGATATCTTCAAGGACTTAGCAAAGTTGGAAAGTTCCTATAAAGGCAGTAAGGAAGAGGGAGAAGAATTCGCTATCGATGATTTGGAAATCTTCGAGAACGTGGCATATATCATGGCATATCATGCGGACAACACCATCCCAGATAACATCGATGATTGGCTTGACCAGTTTGAGATGTTTTCTATCTATGAAGTGCTGCCGGAAATTCTAGCTCTTTGGGGAACGAACCTTATCACGGACATTGACTCTAAAAAAAACTTAAACGCAGTAGTAGGGAGATGACAACACCCTTGTTCCTTTTGCGTTGCTTAGAAATCGGTCTTTCCATTCAAGACTTGGATTATCTGACCATTGGTATGGTAATGGATATCTGGACGGAGAAAGGAAACGATTCTGTAAAATATGACAGCATTGCAACGCAGGAGGATTTTGATAAGTTTTAATGGCTCGGAAGATACCGAGCTTTTCTTATGCAAATTTTTAAGGAGGTAGACGCCAATGGCAAACAGAATCAAAGGTATCACTGTCGAAATTGGCGGTGATACTACCAAGCTGCAGACAGCTCTTAAAGGAGTTAACGGTCAGATTAAAAATACGCAGTCTGCATTAAAGGATGTAGAAAGACTTCTAAAACTAGATCCGACTAATACAAATCTGCTTGCTCAGAAACAGAAACTGTTAACGCAGGCAATTGGAGAAACAAAAGAGAAACTGACCACCTTGAAGACGGCAGTGCAGCAGGCAAATGAGCAGTTGCAAAAGGGTGAGATTTCTCAGGAGCAGTATGATGCACTTCAAAGGGAAATTGCCGCAACAGAGGCAGAACTTAAAAGGCTTGAATCTCAGGCATCCAAGACAAATCAGACACTGACAAAGATTGGTGAGGTTGGCGGAAAATTAGAAAATGCCGGAGACAGCATTGCAAACGCCGGAAAGAAAGTGTCTGTTGCATCAGCGGCCGTTACTGCGATGGGCGGTGCTGCCGTAAAGACAGCAGCGGACTTTGAATCTTCCATGAGCCAGGTACAGGCAACAATGGGAATTACAAAGAATTCGATGTCCAAGGTGAACGGTCAGTCTGTCAACACAATGGATACCTTATCTGACCTGGCAAAGACGATGGGTGCCAAGACTGCCTATTCTGCAAGTGAGTGTGCGGAAGCTCTTAATTACCTGGCTCTTGCCGGATATGATACGCAGGAAATGTGCGATACCCTGCCAACCGTTCTGAACTTAGCGGCCGCAGGCAATATCGATTTGGCATCTGCATCCGACATGGTAACGGATGCCATGTCTGCGCTTGGACTAAAAACCAAGGATGCCGATAAGATGGTGGATCAGATGGCAAAAACCGCATCCAGTACAAACACATCGGTAGGCCAGCTTGGCGAAGGTATCCTTACTATCGGTGCAACCGCAAAGAGTGTTAAAGGTGGTACTGCCGAACTGAATACAGCTCTTGGTATCTTAGCTAACAACGGTATCAAAGGTGCGGAAGGCGGTACGCATCTTCGAAATGTTATTCTGTCTTTGCAAAACCCAACAGATGGTGCAGCCAAAACAATGGAAAAGCTAGGTGTTCAGACTTATGACTCCGAAGGCAATATGCGTTCACTAAATGATATTCTGGGTGACCTAAATAAATCAATGGACGGTATGACATCTGCGGAAAAGGCGAACATCATAGCAACCATTTTCAATAAGACAGACCTTGCATCGGTGAATGCACTGCTTGCCAATACCGGAGATACCTGGACGGATCTTCAGACAGCCATTGAAAACAGTGGCGGAGCCGCACAGCAGATGGCGGATACTCAGCTGGATAACTTAAATGGACAGCTTACCATTTTGAAATCTGCAGTGGAGGGATTTGCTATTTCCATCGGTGAAACACTGATGCCGATGGTAAAGAATATCGTTTCAAAGATTCAGTCCTTTGTAGATTGGTTGAATAATCTTGATGAGGGTACAAGACAGGTCATTGTAAAGGTCGGTCTTTTTGTTGCGGCTTTAGGTCCATTCCTTGTGATCCTTGGCACGGTCATATCCAAAGTGGGTGTGACTATGCAAGCGTTCAGTAAGCTCGGTCTTAAAATCACAAGTCTTGTTGCGAATGCAGGAGGAGTGTCCGGTGTAATGGGAAAGGTAGGTGCTGCCATTGGTGGCATTTCTGCTCCAGTTGTCGCAGTGGTGGCAGTTATCGGAGCTTTAGTAGCTGCATTTATTCATTTATGGAACACAAATGAGAATTTTAGAGACAGCATCATTGGGATTTGGAATCGAATCAAAGAAATTTTCAGCAGCTTTGCACAAGGTATTACCGAAAGACTGAACGCACTGGGCTTCGATTTTCAGAACTTCAAAGAAGTGGTATCTGCCATCTGGAATGCATTATGTAATTTCCTGGCTCCGGTATTTGAAGGAGTATTTACGCAAATTGCTAATATTCTGGAGGGAGCACTTGGAGTTATCACAGGAATCCTCGATGTGTTTATCGGCATCTTCACCGGAAACTGGTCTCAGGTGTGGGAAGGCGTCAAAGGCATCTTCGGCTCTGTTTGGGATTTCATCAAGAATACATTTACAAACTATATGAACGTCATTCAGAATGCTGCGAATGTGGTTCTCGGATGGTTCGGTACAAGTTGGAATGAGGTTTGGTCTGGTATCAAGAGTTTCTTTGTGAACCTGTGGAATGGTATCGCTTCCTTCTTTTCAGGAATCTGGGAAGGTATCAAGAATGTTGTCACAACTGCCGTGATGTTCATTGCATCTTTCTTTCAGGTTGCATTTGACATCATCACAGTGCCATTTCGATTTATTTGGGAAAACTGCAAGAGCGTTATTATTACTGTCTGGAATGCGATAAAAGAAAAGGTGACTACCGTTATCAATGCCGTTTCTTCTGTTATCAGCACAGTGATGAATGGTATCAAAACGGTATTTACTACGGTCTGGAATGCAATAAAGCAGGTTGTTACAACAGTGGTGAACGCTATCAAAAACGTTGTAACTACAGTATTTAATGCCATTAAAAACACAACTGCTACAGTATGGAATGGGGTAAAGACGGCCGTTACCACTCCGGTGAATGCTATCAAGAACACCGTCAGTACGGTATTCAATGCGGTGAAGAGTACGGTATCTTCTGTATTTAACAGCATCAAGAGTACCGCAACTTCGGTCTGGAACGGAATAAAGTCTGCAATCATTACACCAATTGAGGCAGCAAAGAATAAGGTCAAAGGCGTGGTCGATGCCATCAAGGGATTTTTCTCTGGCATGAAGATTTCACTCCCTCATATCAAACTCCCGCACTTTAGAGTAACGGGCAGTCTTTCCATTGCACCGCCATCTGTTCCGCACCTTTCTATCGATTGGTATAAGGATGGAGGTATCATGACCAAGCCTACCGCATTTGGTATGAATGGATCTTCATTGATGGTAGGAGGAGAGTCGGGTGCAGAGGCCATCTTGCCGCTTTCTGCGTTCTATAAACAGCTGGAAGCGATGATTGACAGCAAGCTGGATATGAGCGGTATGGAAAAGTATCTGGCTATTATTGCGGACAATAGTTCGAAGGGAATCTATCTGGAGGATGGAACACTGGTGGGACATCTTCTTCCGGCAATCGATAATGGTCTTGGAAAACAGCAGAAAATAACAAGGAGGCTTGCACTATGATACCAGACATTTTGATTAACGACACTTCCATGCTTAAACTTGGATGGATAAGAGAAATCATTGATTTTCCCATACCGAAGTCGCAGGCAGAAACCGTTACCGTACCCGGACGAAATTCGCCAATCCGGTTTAACGAGGCTCTTGGGTTGGTATCTTTTGAACCGAGAGCCTTTACACTGACGTTTTCTATGCTGGGAAAAAGAGTAAGGTTTGATGAACTGGTTTCCAAGGTGAGCAATCGCTATGCCGGAAGGCTGTGTCAAATCATCTGCAGTGAAGAACCCAATTTATATGTTCTTGGAACAATCGAGATGAGTTCTTCCTATGATCCACTTACCGGAAAGGGTCAGCTTGTTATGGAAAGCAGTGATGCAGATTCCTACAGGTATCATGTGGAAGAGACACAGGTTGTTTTTACCGGAAGTGGAACGGCAGTGCTTGTAAGTGATTATATGCCGGTAGTTCCTACGGTTATAACGACTGCGGAAACCACGATGTCTTGGAAAATTGGAACAGATACTTTCCGCAGAACACTGAGCAGTGGCACATGGGAAATTCCAGAGCTGCAGCTTAGCTTTGGAGATAACAGCATCAAAATCGAGAGTGATGGAAGTACTACTTTCCGTTACCGGGAGGGATGCCTATGAGTATCTTTAGAGTATATGTGGATGGTCAGATTTTTTACCATCCCCATTTATCGAAGCTTGCTATTACAGAGGCAACCGTAAGTGAGGACGCAGAAAACATCGACAGCTTTACCTTGTCTGCACCATATAATCATCCCTACATCGATTTTATTCGGCCAATGGCATCAGTAATTCAGTGTAGAAGGGATGATGAAGTGGTATTTGAAGGAAGAGCACTGGATGATGGATCCGATTTTTACAACACCCATACTTGGACCTGTGAATCCTGTTTGGCTTATCTGAAAGATACCATGCAGCCACCCTTTGAATATAAGGGGACATTAAGAGGATTATTTGAGCAATTTGTAAATGTGCATAATCAATCGGTAGAAGAGCAGAAGCAGTTTGAAATCGGCAGAATTACGGTGACAGACGATAACGATTATATTGCTTACAGTAACTCGGATTATTCTGTGACGATGGATGCCATAAAAAATAAGCTAATTGATACGCACGGAGGATATCTTCGGGTTCGCTATATTGGTTCAAAGAGGGTTTTGGATTATCTCAAAGATTTCGATGAAAGAAGCCTGCAAAAAGTGGAATTTGGGAAAAATCTTCTAAATGTAAAAATAACCAAGGACCATACCGAAAGAGTGACAGCCTTGATTCCATTCGGTGCGAAAAAGACCGAAGAAGATGAAGATGGAAATGTAACAGAACTGGATGAACGAATTGATATTATAGAAGTAAATCATGGACTGAATTATGTCACGGATGAGGATGCCGTCAAGGAAATCGGATGGATATGGGCAACTGAAATATGGGAGGATGTCACCAAGCCGTTAAACCTTTTGAGAAAAGCAAAAGCAAGAGTGAAAGAACTGGCAAAAGGTATCACAAGTATGGAACTGACAATCTTAGATGAATCAGACAGTGACAGTACAATTGATGATATTACATCCAGGATGTATGTGGACTGTTATTCAAAACCACATGGGATTGATGAAAGATATCTTGTGCTTGGAAGAAAAAGAGACTATTTAAATCCTGCCGGAAACACCATCACGATAGGAGCAACGAATGTAACGCTTACATCGGCATCCGCCAAACAAGGCAGTAGCATTTCCTCTTTGGAAGATGATATTTTCGGCCAGACCACGAAAATCGAGAAGATTACCGGAGATCTTGATACGATCAATTCACAGAAAATGTATCGCACGGAATTGATTGTAGATGGAGTCAGTATTTTTAAGAATAAAGGTCAGAAAAGCACCATGTACTGCAAGGTGTATTCCTGGGATAAGGAAATCACCGATACTTTAGATGCAAGCTGCTTTATATGGCATCGAAACTCTTCGGATGAAGAAGCAGATAAAGAGTGGGATAAGAACCACATCGGCATGAAACAAATAACGATTACGACAGAGGACGTGTTAGACAATGCGTCCTTTTATTGTGAAGTAGAAATATAAGGAGGAATTTAAATGGCTACGATTTTAACATCCAGTCAGCAGACATTTGTGGACATCACGGATCAGCGAAAATTATCGGCATATATCACATCCAATCTTCCAAAGACGCAGAGTGAAGATCCCAACGTACTGCCGCATACTTATGCACCAAGCTGGGACAGTACAAACCTTGTATTGACACCTGTGCTGTTTCTGGATCAGACCAATGTATCTCCGACTGCAACAGGAGTGACGATTGCATGGAAAAGAAAAGATGGTGTGGCATCAGAAACCGCACTGACTTCCGGTGAGACTGTAAAAAGCGGAGTGCTTACGGTCAACCAGAATAAGCTGGCGGCAGCTGCTTCCGGCATGATCACCTACATCTGCTATATAAGCTACTATGATTCTGAAACTAAGAATACCATCAATATCACTGCGGATATTACCTATACTCTGGTGAAGAATGCAGCCAATGCAAAGCTGTGTACGGTGAGCAGTGATACCTACGTCTTTAAGTATGATACTTCCCAGGCTTTAGTGGGGGCTTCTCAGGCAGCACTGACGGCACAGGTTCAAGGGGTGACCATCAGCAAATGGCAGTATAAAAACAGCAGCGGTGCATGGACAGATTATCCGACCACCTCCGACAATACTTCCATTACTGGAGGAACATTGGTGGTGAAGCCGGCTCATAGCATTTTCGTCAGCAACGTGGCTCAGATCAGAGTGACAACTTCAGAGAGTGATGTGTTTGATACTGTCACGATTACGAAAATCTATGATGGAGCCAAAGGAGATAAGGGTAATCCGGGATCTGCCGGAACAGGAGGACTTTCTGTGGTTCTTGGGAATGAAACCCAGACGATTGCCTGTACTTCAGAAGGAAAGACATCTGCTGCAAGCACCATTATAATTCCTTTTACCGGATATGTAGGTATTACGCAGTCGGCTTGTACTTGTGCTGTTGGAACACTTCCTACTGGTATTACGGTTAAGACCAATACTGCAGCAACAGCCAGTGCAGCAGGAAAGCTGGAACTTTCTGTAGCAGCATCTTCAAATCTTGGAGCAGATGCAGCATTAACAGGCAATATCACGCTGACATTTACGATCTCCGGAAAGACAGTTACAAAGGTTTTTACCTGGACAAAATCCAAAGCGGGAAGCAATGGTGCATCGGCAGTAGTATTTTCTGTTTATGCACCCAATGGAACCATCGTACAGAATCAGTCGGGCAGTATTCTGCTTGCAACATCCGCCTATGCAGGTTCTACAGCGATTACATCAGCAGCATATCAGTGGGCGAAATATTCTAGCGGCTCATGGACAAATATAAGCGGGGAAACATCCGAAACGCTTACAGTATCCGGCTCGGATATTATAAATATTCAGTCTTACCGATGCACCATGACCTACGGTGGAAAGAATTATGTGGATGTTATCACGGTGGAAGATAAGTCGGATCCGTATGTTTCAGAAATGCTGTCCATTGGCGGATATACGGTGAAGAATAATTTAGGTGGTGTAGTTCCTTATGTAATTGTAAGAACCAATCAGAAGGAAGTAGATTCACTTCTTGGAAGTATTAGTGAAACCACACCTTCTGCACCAAAGTCCGGAGATTTCTGGTATAAGATTGATCACACAGAAAAAAGTGTGACCTTGATGAAATATAACGGAACTTCATGGATCAGTGCTTCGGAAAAACAAAGCCTTACTTATACATGGTATGCGCAGGATAAAGACGGAAAAGAAATGACTTTTAATAAGGCGGGCAAGGTTATTTATCTGCAGCAGACATTGACAGTATTATGACGCTTCAGTGTGATGTGTCCAGCTGATACGGGAGGTGATGCACTATGACATTACTAACGTGCTGCCAACATACTTTTCAAAATTTCACAGGATATGAAGAGAGTATCGATGAATTAAAAAATGCGGCAGATGTTTTGACAAAGGAAGTCAGTCAGACATCTGCCGAAATCATGAAAACATCGGATCGGATAAACAGCACCGTAGAAATGGTTAAGACGAAGGTTGATGGCTCAACAGTAGAAGAACTGGAACGAAGAGTAACGGATGTGGAGCAGAATGCAAGTGGAATGCAGATCACTATTTCGTCTGTTCGTGATGCGGTAGATAAACAGGAACAGAATCTTGAAAATTATAAATTGGAAACAAGCATTTATCTGAGGTTCACAGAAAAAGGTTTAAGCATTGGAAAGCAAAATGCCGGAGATGAGTCACCGTATTCGATTGTTATCGATAATGAAAAGATGAGCTTTCAACAGAATGGTATGGAGGTTGCCTATATTCAGTATAACAAGATGCACATCAATGCAATCGAAGCAATGGATAAGCTGAGTGTGGGAGCTGCATCTGATGGCGGATATTTTGATTTTATTTCCACACCTCAGGGAATGGGAATCAAATGGAGAAATGTATAGAAAGGAGATAGTCTATGAGCTTAACAACTAGAAAACTGACAAAGTCGCTGTATTATCTTACGGCGAATGGATCGGTAAGCGGAGCCACAACGAAGCTGTCGATTGTGTTTCAGGCATCGACCGCAATATATGGTGCGGATTCAAAGAATGGAGTGGCAATCTATGTGGATGGAGCAAAACAGAGTCTGACATGGACCGTCAATAAGAGCGAAGATTTTATGGGAACTAAGAAGTATACAAAGATGACCAGTTCGACATTATCGATCAGCAAACCATTTTTCACACTGAAAATCACTGTAGATGGATCGGAGCTATATGAAGAAGTGTTTTCGTTTTATGAGATTGAAAAAGCCGGGAACGGCATCCGTGCGTCTGGCGGCTTGATGAATGGAAGCACAGCGTCTTCGGTGAAATTTGATTGCACATCTTCGGATGCAGCCTATAAGGCAACCTTTAAATTAGGATCATACAGCAACACGATAAGCTCCTCCGCATCATTGATTTCTTATGCAATTCCTATCAGTTGGTGTAATGCAGTGACGGATGATATCACTGGAGCTGCAAGTATTACCGGACAGGTTTTGTTTGGAGGAAAAGTGTACAAGACATTTACAGCTAATCTTACGGTATCTGTTCCGGACACTGTAATTCCCAGTATTTCGTCCGTAACGTTTTCAGATGTGGATGATTCTGTAGTTCCTTCTTCGTGGGGAATTTATGTACAGGGACAAAGCGGGCTTAAACTGAAATCAATTAGTTGCGCAGGGGCATATGGTTCGGAAATTAAAAAAGTGAAAATGACAGCAGACAGCAGAATCCGGGCAACAGATTATCCGGAACTACCGGAAATGGATCATATCTCACAAAGCGGAGAAGTGAGCATTATGATTACAGTGACGGACAGCAGAAACAGGACGGTAAACAAGAGTGCCGTTGTTTCCATTGTGTCATACGCATCTCCTAAATTATCAAGTATAAAGAGCGAACGGTGCAATGCATCGGGCGAAACGGATAATGATGGAACGTACTTCTTAAGTACGACTTCTGCCGTATTTTCTTCCTGCTTGGGGAAAAATGCACTTACTCTCACTGTAAAATACAAGAGAACAGATCTTAAGAATTATGGAAATGAAGTGCAGATAAACCCTGGCTCCAATGTATGTGCAAACAATGATCTGGATCCGGAGTACAGTTATGATGTTCTTTATACATTATCGGATGAATTTAATACCGTGACTTATTCGGACTTTGTTTCAACAGCGGTGTATCTTATGCACTTTCTGCATGGGGGAAGAGGTGTTGCGTTTGGACAAAAAGCGACTCTTGCAGATACGCTGGACTGCAACTTCAATGCTGTTTTTAGAAAGAAATTATCCTGTGTGCTGGATGATGGAACGGTATTGGAAGTACGAGATATGATGGAGCAGATTCAAAACAATCTAGTGAATATGCTTTGTCCTAAAGGAAAGCTTCCTGCTCTTTTACTGGATCTTTTGTATCCGATTGGCAGCATCTATATGAGTACCAGTTCTGCAAATCCAACAAACATCATGGGTGGAATTTGGGTATCCTGGGGAGAAGGAAGAGTGCCTGTCGGTGTTGGAACAGGTACCGACAGCAACAATACATCCGTGGACTTTTCTGTAGCAAATCAAACGGGCGGAGAGTATACGCATCTTTTGACCGGGGCAGAGAGTGGACAAAAGGCTGTGCAAACAGGAAATCAGAGTGCTTCTCATACGCATTCTCTTACATATAATGCCGACAGCGGTGCAGCAGCAAGTGGCTCAGACCCAAGCGGAAGAGGTGCTTTTGTAAGAAGAACTGCATCCGGAGGAGCAACTTCAACTTGGAAAACTGGAAATCAAAGTGTATCCCACATGCATTCAATCTCAGCTTCCAATGCTTCCAATCGTCATAATAACATTCAGCCGTATGTTACCTGCTATATGTGGAAAAGAACGGCTTAATACTTACTGCTAGATGAGGCGATTGCTTATATTTGAGCAGTCGCTTTTTCTATACAAATTTTTAAGAAATGGAGGATTTATCAATGAAGGAATTTTGGAACATGATTCAGTTTTTATTTGCCGGAATCGGAGGATGGCTTGGATATTTTCTAGGTGGCTGTGATGGTCTGCTTATTGCACTGCTCTTATTTGTCATCACTGACTACATTACGGGAGTGATGTGCGCCATTGCAGATAAGAAGCTATCCAGTGCAGTTGGTTTTAAAGGCATCTGCAGAAAGGTCCTTATTTTTCTGCTTGTAGGGATTGCAAACATTCTGGATATGCAGGTGATTGGCACAGGCAGCGTACTTAGAACGGCAGTTATCTTTTTCTACATTTCAAATGAAGGTGTGAGCCTTCTTGAAAATGCAGGACATCTGGGGCTTCCTATTCCGGTAAAAATCAAATCAGTGTTAGAGCAGCTCCATGACAGAGCAGAACAGGAGGTGGGGGATGAAGATTAGTATAAGTAGTAAAACAAAATAAGTATATTGTGCTTCATTTTGTCTTTGAAATTTACTGAACCAATTTTCATTTGCAGTATAACTTGATTCTACGGAGATAGCATGGTAACATACAGCAAATTGTTAATTGTTAGAAGAATGGAGAAGTTAATATGGAAAAGCCACAGCATAATACAAGAAATGAAGAATTTTTTTCAAAGCGAGATTTTCCCCAAGAGATCGATTATCTTCTGGAAGGATTTGAAGACAATAAACTTTTAAAGTGTGATGCCGAAAGGATGATAGAGATTGCATATAAAAGCGGATATGTTGATGCGTGGAGGGAGGCATTATTTTTTACAGATAATTAATAGAAAACAAAGAAAGACGAGTTGAAGTCCAGATGGGAGAAATCCTGTCGGGACTTTATTTTTTACATCAGATACAAAGAAAAAATCAAATCGTTATTTGAGTAGCTCCAAGGTAGAGCAGAAAGTGAGGAAAAATAATATGGCTTATACAAACAGTAAAATGGTATCTTACACAAGACTCAGTCCAAATCATTCCGGAAAGAGAACACATTCCATTGACAGAATTACACCGCATTGCGTAGTAGGTCAGTGCAGTGTAGAAACTTTAGGAAACATCTTTGCACCAAGATCCAGACAGGCAAGCTGCAACTATGGCATTGGGCCGGATGGAAGAGTTGGCATGTATGTGGAAGAGAAAAATCGCTCTTGGTGTTCTTCTTCCAATGCCAATGATCAGAGAGCTGTGACGATTGAATGTGCATCGGATACAAAACATCCTTATGCCATGAACAATAAAGTGTATGCGTCTCTTATCAAGCTTTGCACCGATATCTGCAAGCGCAATGGCAAGAAGAAACTTCTGTGGCTTGGAAGCAAGTCGAAGGCACTGAATTACAAGCCAAAATCCGATGAGATGGTTCTTACGGTACATCGTTGGTTTGCCAATAAGTCCTGTCCTGGTGACTGGCTTTATTCAAGACTAGGTGACCTTGCAACAAAGGTAACTGCACAGCTTGGTGGTTCTTCTTCTGGCGGAACAACTGCAAGTGGATTATATAGAGTCAGAAAATCTTGGAATGATGCAAAATCACAGAAAGGTGCATTCAAGTCCCTTGATAATGCAAAGAGATGTGCTGCATCAAATCCAGGATACTTTGTCTTTGATGAAAACGGAAGAATCGTAGGCTCTACTACCTCAAGTACCAAAACGGTAGATGAGCTTGCAAAGGAAGTCATCAAAGGTTTATGGGGCAATGGTGCCGACAGAAAGGCAAAGCTTACAGCAGCCGGATATGACTACGCAAAGGTACAGAAGAGAGTAAATGAACTCTTAAAATAAGAAATAGTTAAAACAGTGCTATGAGCCTGCTTGCATTCTTCGGGGTGTAGGCAGGCTTTATTTTTTTGTAAAAAACGTCCTTTTTATGCTCTTTTCAAGGCTACTAGTTAGGAAGAGCAAAACAAGGAAAAAGAAAAATAAAAAAGTTTTTCAAAAAACCGTCCTTTTGAACCTCTTCCCAAGGCTAAAAGTTAGAGAGAAACAAATCTCTCGGAATTGGAGGTGCAGCGATGAAACATAATCTTCACATTAGTGTTTCTGACAAGCCACAACGAAACGGCATGGTGTCCTACAAGAGCATCACACTTCGAGAAAGATTTATGAGAATGCTGTTCGGTAAAAAGCAGAAGATCATGATTCTTGTTCCGGGTGACACGGTTGAGGAACTTGCCATCACAAAAGTTACGGAAGGAGGTAGACCATGAACAAAGTAACAGAATTACTTGACGCTGTTGCCCACGTCATCACGAATATGCGTAACCTGGCAGACAGTCTTCAGGTGGTAGCTGATGTTCTTACAGATATGAAATCTGTAGAAGTAACTGAATCACAGCCTGTAGAACAGATTCCTGAAAAGACTTCAAAGCCTAAGAAGGAAAAAGCTAAGGTTTACACACTTGAAGATGTAAGAGGTGTTCTTGCAGAGAAGAGCCAGAACGGACTTACATCAGAAGTTAAGGGTCTGATTGCAAAGTTCGGAGGCAGCAAGTTATCCGACATCGACCCTAGCAACTATGAAGCAATCATCAAAGAGGCGGAGGTGCTAGGAAATGAGTAAACACGCATTCCTTTCCCCCTCAAGTTCTCACAGATGGCTCAACTGTACACCAAGTGCAAGTCTTGAATCAGAATTTGAAAATAAGACAAGCCAGGCAGCAGAAGAAGGAACAGCTGCTCACGCATGGTGCGAACACAAGCTTAAGAAGGCTTTCCGCAGAAGAAGTAAAAGACCTGTTTCATCCTATGACAGTGATGAAATGCAGGAACACACAGATGCATACGTGGACTTTGTCTTAGAACAGCTTGACATTGCAAAGCAGAACTGCAAGGACCCATTGGTGCTGATAGAGCAACACGTAGACTTCTCTGAATATGTTCCAGATGGTTATGGTACAGCAGACTGCGTGATTGTTTCAGACGATAAGCTTCACATCATTGATTTCAAGTACGGCATGGGAGTTCTGGTAGATGCAACAGACAATCCACAGATGAAATGTTATGCACTCGGTGCACTTGCCATCTATGACAGCTTATATGACATCAAGGAAATATCGATGTCCATCTTCCAGCCACGCAGGGAGAATGTGAGTACCTGGACAATCCCGGTTGATGAACTGAAGACTTGGGCAGAAGAAGTATTAAAGCCAAAGGCTGAAATGGCCATGAATGGCGAAGGCGAATACTGTCCCGGCGAGTGGTGTAAATTCTGCAGGGCGGCAGTCAGATGCAGAGCAAGAGCAGAAGAAAAGCTGAAACTTGCACAGGAAGAATTCAAACTTCCGCCACTTCTTACAGATTCGGAAATCGAAGAAATTTTAAAGGTTATTCCTGATCTTACAAAGTGGGCAAATGAGATTATGGCTTATGCCACCGAATCGGCAGTAAACCACGGCAAACAGTGGAACGGATTCAAGGTTGTTGAAGGACGCTCTGTCCGTAAGTACACGGATGAAGATGCAGTTGCCAAAGCAGCCAAGGAAGCAGGCTATAAGGATATTTACCGTCAGAGCCTTATCACTCTTACAGAGATGCAAAGACTGATGGGTAAAGCAACATTTGAAAAGGTACTGGGTGACCTTATCTACAAACCACCCGGAAAGCCGACTCTTGTACCTAACTCGGATAAGAGAGAGGCAATGCATATATCAGACGCTAAAAACGAATTTAAAATGGAGGATTAACGATTATGGCGAATGTAAGAAAAACAAAAGTTATCACAGGCAAGAACACAAGACTTTCTTATTTCCACGGATGGGAGCCTACATCTATCAATGGCGGTCCTGAAAGATA